TGTTAATTTTATAGTGGCGGGGGGGGGTCTTCCGGGGGCCGGCGGCCGGGGCGGAAGCCGCCCCGGCCTGCACGGTGTTGTGACTCACGCGGCGTCCGCCTTGGGACGCAGCGCACGGATCTCGGCGAGCGCCCGCCCATACCCGCTGTGGGCCGGGCAGTACCAGGTGGCCGACTGCCGCGACCCGGCGAGGTGCACGCGGACCAGGCCGATGGTCGGGGGCCTCGCGTTGGCGGGGTGCCCGCAGCCGTCGACGGTGCAGTCGCCGGGCACCGTGACCTGAGTGGGGACGGTGGGGACGCCGTGCTTCCCGCCGTACCACTGGGCCTGGGCCCGGCTCCGCTCGCTGACCTTGGCCTCCGTGGCGGCCTGGCGGCGCTCGGCGGTACGCCTGCGGGCGTCCTCCCGTACCGCCTCCAGGCACTCCTCACAGGCGGGGACCTGGCGGCGGCGGTGCTGCTTGTAGCCGCCGGTGGTGCCGTGCCGGATCCCCTCCTCCTTACCGATGACGCTCATTGGGCCCCTCTCTGTGCGTTGAGCCGGAACACCCGGCGCCCGGGGTTGGTGTCGTCGAGGACCAGGAGCCCCTGGCGGGCCAGGAGCGCGAGGTCGTCGCGGGCGGTCTTGCGCTGCGGGACGTTGTGGCCCTTGGCGCGGTACAGGTTCAGCACCGTGCGGGTGGTCCACTCGCCCTGGTAGTCGCGGACCGCCGCACGGAGCACGGCCAGCCGGTCGGCGGCACTCACCGGACACCACCGCCCTCGGCGCGGGGACGGCAGATGACGCACGCGTGGTCGGCGCTCTCGTTGTCGTGGCACAGGTCGACGCAGCAGCGGCAGAACTGCGTGGAGTGGTACTGGGCGCGCCCGTCGAAGCGGGTGTCCGTGGGATCGAAGACGCTCCGGCAGCGGGCACAGGCCGAGGTGGGCTGGGGAGTGGACGTCGGCGCCGTGGCGCTGTCCTTCTCCGCGGCCTCCGCGTACGCGGCCCGCTCGTCGGCGTAGTGTTCGGCGATCACCCGGCGCAACTCGCGTACGCCCTCGGTCTCGTCGAGGTCACTGTGCCGGGCCACCGTACGGAGCACGGCCACGACGCCTCGCAGCATGGCCAGCTCGCCGGGGTACGCCTCGGCGGTGGTGCGCAGCTGCTCCATCTCTGCCTCGACGTCGATCAGTCGACGCAGTACCGGGCCCATGCGCTCGCCCGCCCATCCGGCGAGGTTCGCGCAGTAGATGTCTTCCCACTTCGGGTGCTCGTGCTCCCGCTGGTTGGCAACTGCCCTGGCGAGAGAGACGAGCAGTCCGTCCGTGGCCGGCGGCACGTCAGCGAGGTATATGGACAACGCCTCGCGCTGCTCGGCGGGCGTACGGTCAGCGGCGCTCACTGATCCTCACCGCCCCGCTCTTCAGCCGTGCTGCACATGTGGCGGGTGTCCTCGCGGGCCAGCGCGCACGTCACCGCGAGCACGCCGAGAGCGAAGATGACCAGAGCGAAGATCCAGATCATTCGTCCGCCTCCGCGTCGTACGCGGCGGGAACCTCAATGGGCTGCACCGTCAGACCGGTGCGCGCATCGTCCGCCAGGAGCTCCCACGTCTCCTCGCCGGTGTCTGCCGCCTGCCATACCGTGTGCTCGGCGGTGGCGTCGTAGCGGGGCAGCCAGTCCTCGCAGTGCGTACGGGCCACGTACTGGCTGGTGTACGTGCCGAGGGTGATCGCCCCGTAATCGGCGTACGCCCGCCACACCGTCAGCACCGCGTCCGCGCTCCCCGGTACGACCGCGGGCTCAGTCGGCTTGGACTGCTCCAGCTCGGACACACGGTTCAGCAGCCACTCGACGACCGGGGCCAACTCCCGCTCCAGGGGCATCGGCACCCGGCTTGGGCCGCCATTCGGCGAGAGCAGGCCACGAATGGCCAAGTCGTCATTGCGCCTGGCGACCAGCTCGGTCATGTGGTCCCGCAGCCGGGCCAGGTCCGCCGCCGTCTCGGGGCACATCAGCATCTGTGCCGAGTCCACCGCGACCGCGAGGGCCATCGGCGTCTGCTTGCCCTGCTCCTGCGCCGTAGCGATCACGGCGGCCAGCGCGTTCAGCGCTCGCACCCCGCTCACACCGACACCGCCACAGGCTCCTGAACCGTGCGCGCCTGCTCCACCGTGAGCGGGACGCCATAGCCGTACAGGTACACGCGCACGCCACGGAAGACCGCCTCCGCCACGAGCCAGACGCTGGTCGCGTACGCATGCAACGCGACCGCGTCCGGTGCGACCTGAAGCGCGGTCCGCCACATCTCGAACTCGGTGGGGGCCTCGAGCGTCAAATCGGTGGCCGTGTCCGTCGCGTGAATCCTGATGGTCGGGGCGGGCAGGTGCCCGTACATCCGGGTCAGGCCCACCAGGGCCTCGGCCGCGCGCGCCTGCTGCGCCAGCGTGCGAGTCTCCTGGGTAATGTCTGTGATCACGGTGTCCTCGATTCGTGTGGTTGAGGTACTGCCGAGGGGTCGCGTACGGACCAGGCCCGGTCCGGGCGGCCCCGCTTTCGTTCGTCAGGCGGCGCGGCGGCGACCTCGCGTAGCGGGGTCCACTTCGCCGGCGGCCGCGATGGCGCGGATGTGGGCTGCGGACAGCCGGGGGAACCGGCCGACGAAAGTGCAGGGGATGGTTCGGGCGGTGCAGCGCTCGACGACCCAGTTCTCGGTCACACCGAGCAACTCGGCCGCCTCGGCGGGGGTGTAGAGGCGAAGCGCGCCGTCAGGCCGGTCGTTGAGCTGGCCGACGACCTCGGCCACCACGGCGGCGACGATCGCGGTCAGGTCGGGGACGGGGCTGATCATGCGGCGGTCTCCTCGACGAGCTCCTCGACGCTGAGGTCGTAGATGCGGGACAGGGTGAGGAGCGTTTTCGCGCCAGGACTCACGCGACCCCTGAGGATTCGTGAGACCACTGATTCGTTGAGGCCCGTGCGCCTGGCAATGGCGTATCCGGTGTCGTCGCCGACTTCCCGTGCTCGGTTCCGCAGGGTGTCGGCGTGCAGGCGGTACTTGGTCATGTCACCTCCTTGCTGGTCCGCAAGGCTTATTGCTTGCGAGCAACATCAAGGTACCCAACTAGTTGTTTGCTGGCAAGCAAGATGCGAAATGCGATCGAAGATCTTCTCCTGAGCCGCTGGCATATTTTGCTCTGCGACATGGGGAGTTATTCGATCAAGGCTTGACCTCGTTCATTGCTGGCGAGCAAGCATGTAGTTATTGCTTGCGAGCCAGCTACGATGCGCGACATGCGACCCGACCGCCAACAAGTACTCCACGACTTCGCCGTCTATATCGCCGCCGCGGCCCGCGCGGCCGGCTATGACATCGACGCCGTACGCGGCGGTGGCAAGGCGGCCCTGGCCCGCGATACGGGGATGCCGCCGAGCAGCGTCACGCGCATGTTGAAGGGGGAGACGCTGCCGGATCCTCAGTTCTACGAGGCCCTGGCGCACGCCGTTCACGTGCCGGTTCGCGAGCTGCTGGTCCGAGCCGGAATCCTGTCTTCTGCACTCACTGACACAACAGAGTCACCGCGCGTAGCATCAGCCCCAACGACCCCAGAGGACGCGGCCGATCAGCTCGGCATCACCGATCCGGTGGACCGCGAAATGTTCCTCGCCATGATCGATCGACTTAGGCGCAGCCCTCGTGAAGGCTCCGCAGGGGACGAGCCGGGAGACGCGGCCGTGGGTCGCTGAACCGAGCCGAATCTGTGGGGGGTTGGGGTGCGAAGGTTTTCCGCATTGCGGATCACGGTGGGGGTCGTAGCGGCACTTGCGCTGGCGGGGGCGGCAGCGTTCTTGGGGGCCGGGATCACGATGGACGAGCGGGTCGTCGCCGCTGTAGCTGCGTCGCTTCTCTCGGCGTCGTTTACCGCGGCCCTCTTTGCCGTGCTGGGCACACCGGGGGGTGGCACGTCGATTGAGCGGGCGATGGAGCGCGAGCGGGCGGCAGGGCGCGCGGAGGAGGTCGCTCGCGCTGAGCGCGACAAGTACGCCGCGGGACGCGCTGCGAACGAGGCCGACCGCGAGCGACATAGGCGAGAACTCATAGACCAGGCCGCGAAGTTGGCGGCCGACGCGGAGCGGGCGCGCGTCGAGCTGGAGGCGGACTTCGAGGCGCGGCGGGTCGAGGTCGCCACGAAGGCGTTCGAGCTCGGGGTGGAGATGGCCCGTAGCGGTGCGCTCGATGACGAGGTCGAGGCGGGTGCCGGCCATCAGTACTCGGCTTCCGTGCTGCGCCTGGCTCCTCGGCGCCAGGCGCCGGTCAGGCAGCGGGAGTTGCCGGAGATGCGGCGCCCGGAAGTGCCTGCGAGTCCCGGCGGTTAGCGGGGCTGACCTGCGCTGACCGCTTGATCGTTTAGGAGATATTTAGGTGATGATCTTGCCGGGTGGGTCCGGTTGAGTCCGGACGGGTCCGGGTGAGTCCCGGTGAACGCAAGAAAGCCCAGAGCGGGAGATGGTTCCCGACCTGGGCTTTCTCTGTGACATCCATGGTCACGGTGGTGCCCCCGGCAGGATTCGAACCTGCGACACCAGCTTTAGGAGAGCTGCCATATCGGCAGGGCGGGAAGCTGCATACGCTGGGGCTAAGCCACTTGACGATCTTGGGCGGTGATCGTTTGGGGGATTTTTTGGAGATCAACTCTGTTCCACAGAGTTCGGAGCCCCAGGTTGCGCATCGCCCGCTGGAAGATCTCCTCCAGCCCCTCCAGTCTAGCTATCCGCATCTCGACCGTGGGGTGCTGATACACGGCCTTGATGCCTTCGCGCTTGTGCCCCATCGCCTCGTACGCCAGAGGCTCCTTCACCCCGATCTGCGACTGGTAGCTGTCGGCCGTGTGCCGCAGCGCCCGCATGTCGAGCCCCGGCATGATCGGCTCCCAGGCGTCGCGCGGCGAGACGCCCTGTCGCTTCTTGCGCTCCTTGCGCCCGTCCGCCGCCGGCCGCAGGACCTTCCCCCAGTTCCCGCGGCGCCACAGCTTCCCGTTCGGCGTCGAGAAGATCCGGTCACCCGAGAAGTCCGCCAGGTGGTACCGCAGGAGCAGGGCAAGGAACGGCGGCACATCGACGTCCCGGGCGCTCCCGTCGTTCTTCGTCTCCTCGATCCCGTGGAACGTCCCCGTCTTCTTGCCGGTCTCCTTGTCGAACACGTCGTACTCGGCGACCTCCTCGACGATGCGCAGCACCGGGCACGTGAAGGTGCCGGCCTCCCACAACTGCTCGCGCGTGCGCAGGACGTTGTCCCGGTGCAGGCCGATTGCCTCGCCGTACCGCGGGCCGACGAACGCCGTCGTGAGGACGAGGAGCCCGTTGACGGGGCCGAGGCGCTGCGCGAGGAGGATCGCCCGCTCGGGCGGGACAACGCCGTCGTTCCCAACGACCTTCTTCGGCTTGTCCTTGACCGCGTCCTTGCCGGTCGGCTTCGTACGGCGGCGGCCGTAGATCGGATTCACGTCGCGTAGCCCGGCGTCCATGGCCGCAGTGAGGATGGTGGAGAGCAGACTGACGACGTGCCCCCTGGTGACGTCGTCGCATGGCAGACCCTGTTGCCAGCCGTCCACCTCGAACCAGTTGAAGTCTCGGATGGATGTGTGCTGCCACTTGGGCAGAAGGTAGGTGTCGAGGTAGCGCCTGCGCGTGGACACCGTCTGGCCGCGCTTGCTGTTGCTCGCCATGAACTGCTGAGCGAAGGCCCCGAAGGTGGTGTCCTGCTTCTTCGGCGCGATCCACCGGCCGGCTTCACTACGGGCTTCCTGATCATTGCCCCAGGCGACGGCGGTCGTCTTCGTGGGGAATCCTGGCTCGGATCCCCACGTGCCGTCGGGCTCCTTGTACCTGGAGCGCCACGTGAACGTCTTGAGCTTCTTGCCTTTGGCGGTCTTGAAGACCTTCTCCGCGTAGGCCATGGACAACCCCCCTGGTGTGTCTGGCGCTGCCCGGTCAGCGTAGGACAGGGTCCGGGGGCGGTTTGGTGTTTTCCCTGATGAGCCGTACGGCATCGTCGAGCGAGGCGCGAAGGCGCATGAACTCCCGTATGAGATCGGCGTGGCTCGCCTCGGCGAGGTCGGCGTCGAAGGCCGCGGCCAGATCGCGGGTGATGAGGTCGAGTCGGTGCGCCTGTGAGGGGGTCAGATGGGGGTTCTCGGGGCTGTCCATGTCGTTGACCAGTACACCAAGACTCTCTGTGATCGTTTGATTTACCTAGTCAGGTAAAGACATCCGCCCATGATCACCGCAGCGTGGACGAGTGCCACTCGATCCGATGCCCGACTGGGTACTCACCAGCCGCCAGGTCATCGGGGGCCGCGTACGCGCCGCCCGCCTCCACGCCAACCTCACCCAGCTCGGGCTCGGCGAAGCCGTCGGTGTCGACCACAAGACCGTCCACCGTATCGAGTACGGCACCACTGACCCTCAACTCTCCGTCCTGCTGCTGATCGCACATGCCCTGGACGTCCCGCTCGCCGATCTCGTACGGCAGTAGGGGCCCCGGCCGTCCGCCGTGGGGACACCGGACGACTGGGGCGGTCTACGGTCAGTGACTCGCGCTACTGGGCGGGCTGTCCCGATCCAGGGCACATGTCCCGGCTTCCCTGCGCCTGATGCATGGTCGTCGGTTGCCCCGGCTCCGACCCGACGCCAGCCCCGCAGACGGGGCAGTATCCCGAGCACTGACCGGGATCGAACCGCGCCCCGCGTTGGCGGTTTCCACAACCCATATCGACACACTCCTCGGTTGGATGGTGCTGACTGGTGGTGCTGTGCTGCTCCGCCACGCGGCCGGGGTGCGGTCGGTGGGGAGGGTCAGGTGAGGCGCGCGAAGATCTTCGCGCCAGAACGGAACGTGACGGTGACGCCCTGGGAGCCCGGCGCGTCTTTCCGAGTCGACCAGCGTTCGATGGACTCGATCTCTCGGTTCTCCGATCGGGCCAGCAGGGCGGCGAGCCACGCCTCCGGACTGTCCCCAGCCTGCGGGCCGTCGCCCGCGGGGACGGGGTCGCCCTCCACTGCTTCGTCCGGGCTGTCGTGCTTCGCGCCCGGCGCCAGCTGGCCGATGATCTGCCAGCGGGATTCCCCGGCAGAGGTGACCGCGATCAGCCCCCACTGATAGGCCCGGTCCCCTGCCTCGGAAACGGTCTGGACGCGGCTGGTCGTGGGGTCGTTCTTGGCGAGGTCGAGGAGGAATGCCTCGAAGCGGGCGGGGCGCATATGTGATCATTTTCCTTCCGTGGCGGCCGCGCCAGTCTATGAGCGGGGGCTGACAGATCACGCGGACCGCCGGGTATCGCGGTGTGATGCGTACAACCGCTTCCCTTTGGGGCACCGGACGCTGAGCTTGGCGCACCGGTCGCAGTCCATGAGGTGATCGAGGTACGCCCGGTAGGCCAACGTGGCGCGCTCGGTCTCCCCGTCCACGTGCGCCCTGACCGCGCTCATGGCCGCTTGCCCGCCTGCTCGGCTGCGGCCAGCTGCTCGCGGCCGAAGTGGACCAGCTGGGCAACTCGCCCCAGATCGCAGAACGTTCGCGGGAGCTCCGGTGGAACGGACCAGTAGCTGTAGCGCTGCGGTGTCGTCTGATCCAGTCGCGGGACACCGAGCCAGGTACCGCGGCCCACCAGTACGGCGCCCTCGGCCGGCCGCCATCCGCCCATGTCGAGGTCTGGGGTGACGGCGTAGTAGCGGTGGCAGACCGCGTCATGAATGACCGGTCCGGCGAGGGCCTCGGAGAGGACGCTCGTCACGACGTCCGGGGCGGTGCTCGAGACTGCCGCGTGCACGAGGTCGTGTGAGATCCGTACGGCGGTGAACCTGACGCCGAGCGGCAGCATGGCGACCCGGAGCTCCTTCCACTCGGTGTGGGCCTGCGTCGGATCATCGAGCGCACCGGCGAGCCAGTCAGCGATGCCCCTGTCCGTGTCGGTTGTGGTGTGCACGGGAGCCCCCGGTCAGTGGTTGGTTGGGTGCCTTAACAGTCGCAACCTGGGCATCAACCGTCACGGTCGGCGGTGTCCAACTTTTTTGGCGTGCACAAACGGCCCTGACCTGCGGATGCTTCACCAATTGGGCGTGGGAGTGGACGAGTTGGCCGCCAAATCTTCGCAGGTCGACTCCCGGGCGAGTGGCGGACTGGCTACCGTGAGCGAATCCCCCCGCACGCTGGGAGAGTTCATGACGTCACAGCCCAGACCTGGTAGCAAAGCGGAGCGCGACGCACTCCGTCACGAGATGCTCGCCGCCGGGTGCAGCGCCGCAGAGATCGCAGTGGAGATGCGCGGACGCTGGCACATGCGGCCGCGCGAGGCATGGCGGCACGCGCACGGCTGGACGCTTCAGGAGACCGCCGACCGCGTCAACGAGGCGCCGGGACAAGCCGTTGCGGCGGATGCGAGCCTCGTGAGCAAATGGGAGAAGTGGCCGGGACCAAGCAGCAGGCGCCCGAGCCTGCCCGTCCTGGTGTCCCTCGCCGCGGTCTACGGCTGCACTGTGGAGGACATCCTCGACATCGATGATCGCCGCGCCCTGCCGAGCAGCGATCTGCAAATCCTCCAGCACGGCCCCGCGCAGCCCGAGCAGGCCAGTGCTGGCCCCGCCGAGGTGGCCCCGCCGGAGCGTGACCCGGATCAAGTGCTGGCCGCAGCCACGGAGGCAGCGACTTGGGCACAGTGGGCCGAGGCGAGCAACGTCGGCGACATCGCCCTGGAGCAGCTGGGGGCGGACGTCCGGGCGCTTGCGCAGGAGTACCTCACGGGCGATCCCCTGATCATGTTCCGCCGTACCCGCGAGCTCCGTGATCGAGTGTTCCGCCTGATAGAGGGTCACCAACCGCCCCGCCAGTCAGCGGACTTGTACGTCGCCGCCGGGTACCTCTGCGGGCTCTTGGCATGGATGTCCTCGGACCTCGGGAATCTTCGCGCGGCGGACACACAAGGCCGGACTGCATGGCTCTGCGCGGAGAACGCCGGCCACGACGGCCTGCGGGCATGGGTCTGCTCGACCCGGTCCAAAGTGGCGCTCTGGGACGGGCGCCTACGGGATGCGGTCAACCACGCTCGGCGAGGTTCGCTCGTCACCGTGGACGGGACAGTCGGCGCGCTGCTCGCCTGTCAAGAGGCCGACGCCTGGTCGCTGCTCGGCGCCGCGGCCGAGGCGGAGGGTGCACTCAGCCGGGCAATCCACGCGCGCAGCATCGCAACCGGGGGCGACGAAATCGGCGGACTGTTCTCCTGCCCGGAGGCGCGACAGGAGAACTACGCGGCCGCCGTGCATCTGCGGATCGGGCAGCCGGACGCTGCACTGCGCGAGACACAGACCGCGCTCGACCTGCTCGCGACGCAGCCGGTCCGCGCGTACGGAACCGAGGCTCAGATCCACATCAGTCAGGCGGCCGCCCTCCTCGGCTGCGGTCAGCCCGAGGGAATCATGGAGGCCCTGCTCCCCGTCCTCGCGATGCCAGCCGAGCGGCGCATGGGGCCCGTCACGCATCGGATGGGCGAGCTCGCCGCGGCCATGGCCCGCGGGCCGGCCGCCGACGCGAGCGCCACAACTGCGGCACGGCGCACCATCGTTGACTGGTGCTCCGACTCGGCGCCCCGTCTCCTTGCCCTCTCGTCAGGCGAGGGGTCCGCCTGATTGGATCTCGCGCATGACCTCTGCACCTGAGCACATGCGTGATCACTGGTGGTGGCGTCCGGGCTGGAGCGAGGGCCGCTCGTTCTACACCTGGCACCTGACGTTCGAGAGCGAGCCTGACGTCCACCGGTTCGCAGATGAATACCGCGCCGCCCTTGCGCCCGTCGGGGGCCTCGACCTGATCCCGGACAAGTGGTTGCACCTGACCATGCAGGGAATCGGGTTCGTCGGCGAGGTCGAGACGTCGACCGTCACCGAGATCGTGATGGCAGCGCGCGAGCGGCTCGCCGCGGTACCTGCATTCGACGTCACCCTGTCTGCACCTGTGGTGGATCCAGAAGCGATCCTCGTACCGGTACAACCGGATGCGCCGGTGCGTGCGGTGCGTGACGCGATCCGGGCCGCGATCGGCGACGTGCTCCCTGACGTGCCCGAGCGGGCGTACGGGTTCGTGCCGCATGTGTCCGTCGGCTACAGCAACGGCACCGGTCCGGCCGCACCGTTCGCGGCCGCGGTGGAATCGGCGAACGTACGGCCAGCCGAAGCACGCATTACGCACGCAGACCTGATCGTGATCAACCGGGATCACCGCATGTACGAGTGGGAGCCGTTCGCGGAGGTGCCGCTCGGCTAAGCCTCGTGGGATCGCCGGGCCTGCCGTCGCAGCTCAACCCGAGCAGCGCGGCCGCCGCCGGGAATGCCCCGCCAGTACGGGTGTGCAGTGAGCTGCGCACTGAGTTGGTGCAGGCGGCGGCGCAGCGTGGTCGGGTTGCCGGGGCGGGGCGCCGCGAGCGCTGCGTAGGTGTCCTGCACGTCGCGCTGGAGGCTGAGGAGGTCACTGGGGAAGGTGTACGGAGGCATTCCCCGAGTAGATCAGATGTTCGATTTGCTGCGCATCTTCGACACCCGCTCTGGTCGCGCGAGTACTCGCTGTCAGTTGCGGATCAAAGTTCCCCAAGTGGATCACTGTGCGGCATAGTGGGGTCACTCTGCGGCGGGGAGCCGCAGTTGACGAAGGGTGGGGAATCATGAGCGACTCGCAGTGGGGCTTCGCAGACTCCGGTTGGGCTGTACCGGACGATGCCCAGTGGGGCCTGGCCGGGGACATCGACTGGGGTGTCTCGCAGAACGACATCAACATCTGAGCCCAGACGCACGAAGGCGCCCCCCTGTCCCGGCCGTAGCCGGGGCAGGGGGGCGCAGTTCATCGTGCGGCGAGTTCGTACATGGTCAGGGCCAGGGCGGCGACGGAGACGAGCGCGGCCAGGGACGGGAGCGGCCAGCGGGAACGTTCCAGCGCCGCGATCCGGGAGTCGTGCTCGGCGAGCTGCTTGTCGGTCTGCTCGCCGCGCTGGACCAGAAGCGCCAGCGACCCGTCGGTCTTGGTGAAGCCGACGTCCACCGAGCGCCGCAGCTCGGCGAGCTCGGTTGCTACGGACGTCAGCTCAGGCGGCGTCACGCACCCTTCCGGGGCAGCCACCCGGCGGTGAGCGGGTCGCCGACCAGCGCGCCGATCGCGCCCTTGATTACGGACAGGCCGGCCGGGATGGACGCGATCGCGGCGGCCTTCACCGTGGACAGGTCGGTGAGGTCGAAGTTCGCGGCCAGGAGCAGGCCGAGGAACGTCGTGGCGTACGCGGCGAGGGTGCGCTCGATGATGTCGAGGACGACTCGGGACATGGTGATCCTGCTTTCCGGGGTCAGGAGTTGGGGACGCGGAGGCGCGCCCACGTGGTGGGGCCGGGGATGCCGTCGGCGGCGTCCCCGGAGTAGCCGCATTCGCGCTGCCATGCGGCGTACGACTTGCGGTCCGCCTCGGACCAGTCGGGGCCGGGGCCGACCTTGTAGCGGCCGCAGCCCTCGGCGACCAGCCGCTTCCCCATGGCCGTGATGACCGGGGAGTGGCGGCCGGTCTTGAAGTACGCAGCGCCGGGGAACGGCTCGTACTTCGGGGCGAGGAGCGCGGCCGCGGCCTTGATGAGCGCTGCACGCTGGCCCTTGATGGGGTTGCCGGGGCATCCGGTGTGTCCGCCCCAGGCGCTGCCACCCATGCCGTGCCAGCCGATGCCGCGCCCGTCGGGGCTGTCGGTGGGCTGGAGCGGTACGTCGTGGGTGGTGTGGGCCCAGGCGATGATGTGGGCGCTCGCGGTCAACTGCTTTGCGGTGAGGGTGTCGCCCGCGTGGCCTTCGTGCTCGATGGACAGCCAGGTGCGGTTTCCGGCGGCCTGCGCCCATGCGCGGTCGGCGGTGTCGACCCACTGGTAGATCCGGCCGTCCTTGCCCACCCCGAAGTGCGCGGAGGCCTGCGAGGCGTTGTTGCGGAACCATGAGTCGCTGCCGTCGAGGGTGCCCTCCATGATGTGGAGGACCACCCCGCGTACGGACTCCTGCCCGTCGGCGGTGAAGTTGGGTACGGGGCGCCAGGCGGCACCAGGCATCCGAGCCATGATCAGAGTCCCTTCGCGGTCAGCCAGGTATGGGCAGCAGCGGCGAGCGCCTGGTCGGCGTCGGCCGGCACCGGTACGGGCGCCGGGGCCGGGGTGGGCTCGGTGGTCCAGGTGGGGATGGTGACGTCGCCGTCCTGGCCGAGCAGCCAGGTGAGGTCAGCGGTGGTGAAGTAGCCGGCGCCCTCGATCCCCCAGGACGTCGACCAGCTGTTGGTGATCCAGTACTCACCCGTGGTGGCGTCGTACTTCGACAGCTCGATCTCGTGACCGCCTGCGACGCCGGACGATTTGGTGACGGGGATACGTCCGTCGGTGGCCGGGTCGAACATCGAGTCCAGCCAGGGGATGCCGATCATCACCGGGCCGCTCTGGAGCGCGCTGTTGAGGGCGGCGAGCGAGAAGCCGTGGCTGTACGAGGACGCGAGCCCCAGGGCCTTCAGGGCCTTCGCGACGCCGAGCCCGGACGAGCCTGTGTCGGTGGGCGGGTAGGTACCCGCGTGCTCGTCGAGGATCGTGGCCAGGCTGTAGAGCTTCACGGCGAACGCCTCGTCGAGGGCATGGACACCGGCGGCGAAGATGCCCCTCGAGGCCGTGGCGCCGGCCGCCGAGATCGTGACCGTGGTCGATGCCGTACGGCCGGCCGAGTCCGTGCCGAGGAGACCCGTTCCCGCGTTGCCAGTGCAGGACCCGAGGTCGCCCTGGTCGAGGACCGGGATGCGCCGCGTCCAGTCCACGCTCTTGATCGCCGACTTGGGGAGGACCCCGTGGGCGTAGGCGAGCGAGCGCGGGTCGTGGTGGACGTTGCGGCCGAGGTACTGGCCCGGCCGGTAGTGCTGATCAAGCGACATGGGGTGGGGCCTCCGGGGCATGGGGAAGCCCCCGACCGGATCGGTTCGGGGGCGGGGTGCGGGGGTGGGTCAACTGGCGGACTGGTAGGTGAGGGTGGCGCGGATGCTCGCGCCGGAGGCGAGGGTCTCGGGGGTGACGCCGGACATGTTCGCGGACTGGGAGTTGGTCGCGGAGGTGGGGACGGTGACGTTGAAGCTGCTGCCGCCGGCCACCAGGCTGGCCTGTCCGTGCCAGGTCGCGCTGTTGGTCAGTCGGGCGGAGCCGAGATAGGGGACGGTGGCGGCCGCGGCGGGGAAGGGGAGGCCGAAGGCGTAGGCGCCGGATCCGTAGGTGGTGGTGGAGCCGCAGGTCAGGAGGATCGATACGGTGACCGTCCGGCCGATCTTGATGTAGCGGCCGGTCAGCGTGCCGTTGCCGAGTGCCGGGTTGGTGCTCGCTGTCCAGGTCGGCGTGTACGTCGTCCAGACGTCGAACATGCTGTTGAGCTGGTCGCGGATCTCGGTGTTCAGCAGGGCCGCGGTCACCACCTCGCCGACGACCCAGGTGCGCGGGGTGAACGTCACTCGGTCACCACCTCCGCGGGTGCGTCAGGGTTGCGCGGGTCGTCGGGGTTCCACCAGGTCCGCAGGTGCGGGGTGAGTGCGCTGAGCGAGGCCTCGACCGCGGCCGGGTCGGCGGGGAAGGTGAGCGCGCACCAGCCCCACCCGCATTCGGTGCACGCGTAGCGGGGGTCGGTGGGTGAGACGACCTGCGCGGAGCCGCACACACAGTCGGCCACCCACCGGTTCTGGTCGATCCGCGCGAAGTACGCCTGCTCGACGCTCCCCTCCGGTGGGAGGACTCGGCGTTGCATCCGGTACTCGATCCAGCGGAACACCCGCTCGGCGGCCGGGACCAGGTCCCAGACGTCGACGGGCTGGCGGGGTGGTGGCAGGTAGAAGGTCTCCGCCCGGAGTACGGCGATCGGCACAATTCCCCCTGTCAGTAGGCGAGTCGGGTGGTGGACCCGAGCGCCGAATAGGTCGCGTCGTCGAGGACCCATACGGAGTCGGTCGCGCTGCGGCTGGTGTGGAACTGGATCAGATGGGAGCCGTTGCGGATGGTCTCGGTGTAGCCCTCGACGGTCACGCGCAGGGTCGCGGACGGTGCTTGGACGGGCAGGCCCGTGACGGAGAAGTAGCCGCTGATGTCGGCGTCGAGGATGTCGGTGTACAGCGGGTGCGTGTACGCCTCGATCGGCACCTCGCGGAGCTCAACGGGTGGGTCCGCGTACCGGGACACCAGCCAGTTCGCGGCGTCGAGCGCAGAGTTGTCGGTCATCTTCAACACGCTGAGGGACTGCTCGTAGGGGCCGAACGCGAACACCGACTCGGGCGCGGTGACGCGCTGAGTTGCGCCCCCGGGGCGCGAGGCGTCCACCGTATTGATCAACTTCTGGTCGTCGTCGGCGAGGGCGACCCCGGGCTCGAGGTCGGCGTAGGCGATGACGAACACCTCGTCGAGCGGGTCGGGGTTGTAGCGCAGGTCCCTCGAGGCGTAATCGATGCCGTACCAGTCCCGTGCGGCGAGCAGCTTGGCGGCTTCGGTCGTCTCGACTTCTCGCATCCTCGCCATTGCGGAGGTACCGCCGGGGCCTTGGCCGGCCACCGGGTCGTGCGTCGCCCCGTAGATGGTGGCGCCCTGGAGGCCGGTGTAGCGGACCAGGCGCTCGATGCGCTCGGAGGCGAGGTCTCCGGCGAAGGCGGTGTCGCCTGCCTCGTAGTGCAGGTCGATGGCGCCGGGGTCGCCCGCGTACAGCGCGAGATGCCCGATGCTCCCCGACCACAGGCGGGTGCCTTTGTAGCCGCCGACCCACAGGGTGCGCAGGAAGAACTGGCTCGCGATGTCCGCGATGGACACGAAGACGCCGTCCACATAGACGTCGTTGGCCTGCTCGTCGTACGCGAGGTGGTGCAGCTTGCCGTCGGCGAGGTTTGCGGTTGCCGCCGCCGTCACGGTCAGGGCCGTGCCGTCGTTGGTGTGCTCGGCCTGGAGGACGCCGGCCGCCGACAGCGACCACACCAACTGGTTCTGACCATCAGGGCTGGCCACAGCGAAGATCACCCGGCCCGCTGTCGACGTCGAGAACCAGACCTCCATCCGGTTCCACTCGTTGGCCGAAGCGGCTTGGAAGTCCGGCCCGAGGTCGGCACTGAGGTACTTGCCCGCGCTCGTCGAGACCGGGGTGAGCACGGGCAGGCTGTCGCCCGTCGCGGCCGGCCCGGTGCCCGACCCGAACGCGAGGGTTCCGCCGGTGCCGGCCTGGACGATGCCGAGCGTTCCCGCGGTTGTCCCGGACAGGTCGCCGCCCGAGGTCGAGTCGTCGGGTTCGGTCAGCGGGTAGTACGCGAGCGGCCCGGACAGCAGGATCTCCTCGGCGAGGCAACTGCGCAGGACCGGCATCCGGTTGAGGCGCTTGAAGAGGTCGGTCGCGCTGATCGTCACGGTGGACATGAGACCCGTCCAGGCGACGGGGAACTCATTGACCATCCCGTAGAAGCGCGGGTAGAGGCGGTGGCCGAAGAGATCGACCTCGGCGACATCGGCCGTACCGGCGTCGCGGTGGGTGGTGACCTCGACGACCAGCGTCTGCGCGGTGACCCAGGCCGGGGTCGCAAGGGACCGCTGAACGGTGAAGTCCCAGGGGTAGCCGGTCGAGGACGTCTCCCAGTACAAGGTGCCGGCCGCTTCTCGCAGCCGCAGCCAGGCGTGATCGATCGCGCTGTACGGCAGGACCGTAGCCCCGGTCTCCCAGTACGCGGTGTCGTTGGTGCAGCGCAGCGTTCCGCCGACCGCGTCGAAGGAGAAGCCCGCCCGAACACCTGCGGTGGTCGAGTTGGCCATGAACGCGACGGTCGCCGTGGTGGCGGTCGAGGCCGCCGGCACCGTGCTCAGCTTGGCGGAGACCTGCGATCCGGCGAGCGTCCACTGCCGGCCACTCTGGAGGCCCGCGTACCCGGTGGTGCACGGGATACGGGCGCGGCCGCCGACTTCGACGACACCGCCGTAGGACGCCGACCAGAGCACCGGGTCGAGCGTGGCGTTGTCGAAGTCGTCGCTCAGCATCGCGGCCGGCCACGGCGCCACCCCCGTCCGGGCGGTCGGTACAGCGACCGTGACCCGGATCGGGGCGTTGCGGCGTACGAACGGGCTGTATGGGGAGCCCACGTTGCCGGGGGTGAATCGCCCGTCCTGGTTGTCCAGGCTCAGGGTGGCCGTCCCCGGTTGCGTCTCCGACAGCTCGTCGGAGGCGCCCCGGGTGATCGTCACCCCATGCACCATGTCGACGTAACTCGTGATGTCGGTCCAGGTGATGGTGTCCGGGGCCTGCACCAGACCGCCCCACCCCATCTCGACCAGCAGCGTCATCAGCCCACCCCCAGAGTCAGGTTCACGCCGTGCGTCCGCTTGAGCTCCAGCAGCACCCGCCGGATCTCGCGGCCGACCGCCATCGGGTCCATCGCCCCGTGCACGTCGATCTGTACCTGGACCGGCTGCGCGGACGCGCGAGCCGCGGAAGAGACGCCGGCCCCGATGACCGGCTGCGCAGACGCCACCCGGTCAGTGACCACACCGAGCGCCTGGTCGAGGTGCGGCAGGCCTTCGGTGAGACCAGCGGCCAGGCCCTGGGTGCTGTACTGGCCGAGCTGCGCCATCACCCGGGACGGTGACTTGATCCCCAGGGCCTTCTTGATCGCCTTCTGCATTCCCTTGGCGATGTCGAGCATCTTCTTCTCGATGGCCTTCTGCTGCGCGGTCAGGCCCGCCAGGAAGCCTTTGCCCGCCTGGCTGCCGCTGTCGTACATGGCATCCGCACCGGCGCGGCCGAGACTGGTCGTCGCCGAATCGAGCGACGCCTGGGTGGAGTTGATGGACTTCAGGACCGCCGAGGAGGACCCGGCCAGCGCGGACGCGTACGCGTAGCCCTGGTCCGGGCCCATGTCGAGGATCTGCCGCAGTAGTCCCTTCGACAGGCCCCTCTTCGCGAGGGTGGTGACGTAGCTGGTGAACGTCTTGATCTTCGCCAGCTTCTGCGCGAGGCCCGCCTGAATGGTCCCGGCGGAGACGTCCTCGTCGGCGATGCCCAGACTGCCGAGCTGCGCTCCCTGCCGCGCGCTCGTCGTGAGGTCGCCGGCGTACTTCTTCGCCGTCGCGATCCGCGCGGCCAGGGTGTCGCGCTGGCTGGCGAGTGACTGGAGCTTCGCGGTGTCGCGGTTGACCATCGCCACCAGACGGCTGTCCTTGGTGCTCTTGGTGCCGGACCACGCCGCCCAGATGTCCTTGGCGAGATCCTTGGCGGTAGCCGAGATCTTGGCCCTGGATCCGGTCAGCCCGACGATGATGCCGCGGCCCGCATCAGCGGCGAGCGCACGCATCTTCTTCGACGGGGACGCGATCTCCAACTCGTCGCGTACGCCGGTGGTGACCGCGGCCGCCATCGCTCGCGCCGAGGCCTCGACGCCGGAGGCGCTCGCCTCCATGCCCGCGGACAAGCCGCGGCCCACCTGCTGCCCCGCGCCCGACATTCCCGCGGCGGAGCCGAGCGAGGACGCCATGCCGAGGCGTCCGGCGTTCAGCGCGTTCAGGAACGCGACGCCGTACCGTGCGACGCTCGCCGCCCGTACGACGAACTCCCCGTTCGAGACCCGGGCCAGGATGCTGTCGGAGGTTCCCGTACCCGGGCCCCGGACCATGCCGCCCGTGGGGTATCCGACCAGGCCGCCGTTGGCTCGGGCCTGGATGGAGTCCGGTACGCCGTTGGCGTCTCGGTCCGACGGTGTCGCCGCGAGGTACACGCTGACCGGGATACTGCGCCCGCGGATGCCGGCCAGCGCGTCCTTCGCGCGCCGGACCTTCGCCTCCAGCTCCTGGATATCCGCCCGGATCGCGGCCTTGCGACTGTCCGGGACGTGGGCGAGCTGGGACTTCGCGGTACTCAGCTTCGCCTGGAGATCCTCCAGGTTCCCCTTCAACCGGGCAGTCTTGTCGGGGGTCTTGAGGATCTGATCAGCAAGGGCGCGCGCCTGGTCCTTGTTAAGGCCCATCTGCCGGGCGTATGCCTCGAGCTTGTCCCGGCCGCGCGTGTAGATCCCGTTGACCGTCTCCCACGACTGCCCGGACTGCCGGGCCTGCGTGGCCGCCTCGTCGGTCTTGGCCGCGAGGTCGTTGAGCGCGGTGGCCGCGTTGCGCGCCTTCTCGCTGTTGAGGTTCAGCTCGCCGCCGGACATGTGCAGCGCGCCGGCGTTATCCTTCGCGGCCTTCGCCGCCGCGTCGATCGACGCCTCGAAGCCGATCATGCCGCCGATCCCGGCGCGGTTCGCGTCGTTCAGCGCCGCGATCGATTGACGCAGCCCGTCCGCGCTCTGCTTCTGCGCGTCGAGCTTCGCCTGCACCTGCTGCGCCTGAGCACCGAACAGGCCCATGGACTGCGCGGCCAGCTCCTGTTCGAAAGCCTGGTCAGCCAGCGCAGATTGGTAGTCGTCGAGCTTGTCGCGCAGCTCACCCGCCGACATGCCGTTCTTCTTCATACCCGCGGCGAGCTTGTCGAAGGCCGCGGCGGCGAGCTCAGACTTACCGCCTTGCACCAACCCGGACAGGGCCTTGTCGACGGCATCGAGGTCCTGCTTCGCCTCTTTGACCGGGGTGGAGTCCATGCCGATGAGTGAGGTCAGGAACTGCTGCGTCTTGTCCAGGTTCCCCGGACGCGACAGGGTGCGCAGGGAATCCGCCAGCCCGCCGAGGTCAGCGCCAAACGCCCTTGCTGCCTCGCCCGCTACCTTCCCCGTCTGAGCGAGCTTGCCGAGCGACGTCGTCAGTCGATCGACGTCCGGCGGCGCGCTCTTACCGATCGACGAGAGCTTGATGAGCCCCAGGACGAGCAGGCCAATTCCTGTCGCTGCGACGGCAGTACGGGCCGACAAGGACAACGCCATGAAGGCGGCGCGCAGTGTGCCCATCGCCGTAGAGGCGCCAATCGCGGCGGTCGCTGCCGCTCTGATCTGTGTACGCACCAGCACGAATGCCCCGGCGGCCAACTGCACGCCGGAGATCGCCAGGCGTACCGCCCGGATGGCGAGCGCCGCCTGGAGCAGGAACGCGATGAAACCCGGCGGGAGCGAGGCAACGACCTTCGCGAACGCGTTGGCCAACTGAAGCACGCCGACGCCGGTTTCAGACGCAGCCTGAAGGACGTTGAGGGCCGCCTTGGCCAGGTTGCGCAGCGTCTCGCCGACGAGCGGGCCCTGCTGGCGGGCGTAGTCCATGAACCGGGTGAAGCCGCCGCCGATCGCCCCCGTGTCCAGGGTGCGCAGCAGGTGGACCAGGGAGTCGTTCGCGTTCTTCAGGGAGCCGGTGGCGAAGGCCGAGAACTTGCCCATGAGCCGGTCGAGTCCGGGTGACTGCACTCCGGCCGCGGCGATCGTCATCAGCCGGTTGAGTTCGACGCTCGCACCCTTGACGAGCGGGGTGAGCTTGGGGAGCAGCGCTCCGGCGACGGCCAGGCCGTGCGTGAACACGGGCATGGTGTCCTTCGCGAGACCGTCCGACCAGCCCTTGTACGCGGTAGACAGGCCGGAGAGGGCCACCGACGCCTCGCGGGTCGCGGGCGGAAGCTTCGCCATCTGCTTCTGGTAGGCGACCTGTGCAGTGACCGCGGCTTCCGAGCGGGCCCCGCTCTTGCTGACGGCGTCCTCATACTTCTTCTGCGCCTTCGATGCGTCGGTCAGGGCGCCGATCTGCGGGACGACCGCGGCACCGAACGCCGCCACGGCCACAGCTGCCGCACCGGTCTGCGCGATCAGCGGGGCGAGTGCGGCCGCGGCGGGGATGGCTGCGGAAGCCAGGGCGAGGCGGGCCTCCAGGCGTCCGGCCGAGTCGCCCGCGCTGTCCAGTACGCGCGAGAGCCGGTCGCGGCCCTCCAGTGTGAAGGTCAGGGTGTTGTTCGCCATCACTCACCTCCGGTGGTGGGGGCCTGCTCGGCCTGGTGACGGCGCACCCACGCGATCGCGGAGGCGAGTTCCTCACGGGACAGCTGGTCGATGTCGCGCGGCGTGAGGTGCAGGACATGGGCGAGCAGCCACCGGTAGGTCAGGACGTCGCCGCGGACTCCTCCGAGGGGGCGACGGGCGCCGGCCGCTCGGCGGCGGCCGCGGGCTCCGGGGCTTTTGGGGCCGTCTGTTCCAGGGCCCAGTCGACGTCAGCGGGGTCGTGGGCGAGGGTCCGCATGTAGCCGAGCATCTTGTCGAACGCGTCCTCGTCGTCGGCCGCCTCCTCGTTCGCCCGCAGCGTCTCGACCAGTTCGAGGATCTCCTCCCGCCCCCGGGACGCCTTCAATCGGCGCCGCCAGCCGGGGATGTCGAAGTCCTTGAACCGCAACGTCGGTTGCTGCCGCTTGCGGAACACCCACAGCACGGCCCGCATCGCGGTCGGAGTCTCGGACTGGAGGGCCGTCTCGACCTCCGACCACTCCAGTCCGGTGGCGGACTCGATGGCCGCGGACTCGATCGTCGAGAGGTCGTCGGTGTCGACCTCCTCGAGGGAGTCGTCCTCATGCCGGTACGAAACGATCACTGTTGCTCCTATTCGAGTTCGCGCCGCACGTCATCCAGGACGCGGGCGACGTCGCGCTCCATGCGCGGACGGGCACGACGGACGGTGTTGTCCCACCACAGCGGGGCGGCGTCCTGCTGCGCCCACCGGCTCCTGTTGCCGAACACGGGGTGCCGGATTCGCCCCTTGTTGATCACGCCCGGCATGAACTTCAAGTCCTTCGGTAGAAGCCCCTTGTCGAGCCACACCCGAGCGCCCGGCGTCGAGGAACTACGGACGCTGATCCGAATCGCCGACGCGATCGTGGCGCGCAGGGGCCGCGTGGTCGGCGACGATCCCCCGTGCGGGACGATCCCCTTCTTGTTGCGCTTTCGGCCCTGCGCCTTGATGTCCAGGCTCCGGATCGCCGACTGGAGATCCTCGTGCAGTGGCTCGGCAGCATGACGGAGCCGACGGGCGAAGTTCGCCCTTAGGCGGGATCCGCCGGCCGCCTTCAACCGCCGGGAGAGCTCCAGCAACTGGCCGGTGCCGGTGATCTGTACGTTGCCGACCGGCATGGGGTCACCTCCTCAGAGCGTGACGTCCGTCGACATGTATTCGATCTTCGGTTGGTTGGTGCCGTCGTACAGCCCCGTGAAGTTGATCGTCGGCTTGATGACGTCGAAGCCGTCGACTGTCGGCGGGGCGTCGTCGAAACGCACCGCAGGAAGGGTGATGCGGAACGTCTCGGCGTAGGTCGATGCGATGATCGGGCCGATGAACTCCAGCACCAGGGACGTTGCCCCGTCGGAGGTGTGGAGGTCGTCGAGGACGGTGTCGACGTAGTCCATCTCGATCGACCCGGTGATCTTCACCTGGTCATTGCTGATCGGTTCTTTCTTCAGCCCGGCCTGCGAGGCGTAGAACCGGTCAGTGGCCTGGGGGCGCTCGATCTTGATGGACACCTTGCGGATCCCGTCGCGCGCTGCCTCTGCACCGAAGGTGCCCGTCTTCAGCGCCATCTGACCGAAGTGGAACGGTGACATCGACGGGTACGAGGCGGTGGCCAGGGTCTGTGTCTCGTCGCAGTCCTTCGCATCCACCTCGAACGACGCGGTGAGCATCTCGCCGACACCGCACGAGAACTCACCGCTCGTGATCTTGCAGCCGATGAACGTCTTGTCGGTGACCGTGCCCGTCGTCAGAGGCACGCCCTTCTGGATGACCAGGGACTTGCCCGCCGTGTCCGCGAGGGTGTGCGTCTGGAGATACGCCGCGGTCGCCGCCTGCTGCGCTGGCGTGACGGTCGTGCCCATGAGCGTCTGCAACAGCACGCCCATCCCCTTGTTCGTGACCTCCATGTCCAGGCTGCCGGACGCCTGCCGCTGGGTGACCACCCGTCGCGAGGACAGCGGCAGCAGACGGCCGGCCGCAATGCCGGCGGACTGCGCGGTCGTCTTCTTGAGGACCAGCGATTCCTTGGTGAACTCGATGAACTTGGCCGGGGCGAGGAACGTCCCGTAGGACACCTCCGCCACGATTCCGATCTGCGCACCGAGCCCGGATCCGATCGCCATCTCACACCTCCTTTGCTGCGGACTTCGCCGCGGTGGTCTTCTTCAGGGGCGGGGGGTCGGTCTTCGGTTCCTCGACGGCCTCCCAGTTCTGCACCTGGCAGATGTAGCCCTCGAACCGGACGTCGGGAACCTCGACGACCTCGTCCGGCTGGACCTCGCGCGACCCGAGCTCCGGCACGGTGACCGGCTCCGGACCGATGTAGCGCACTCGCGCCATGGCGTACTCCCTACTGGGGTTGGGGTGTTCAGATGCGGGCGCGGCAGCGCACGGTGAAGGTGAGGCCGACCAGGGCGCCCTTGTCGTTCTGCTCCTGCGTGAGGCTTCCGGCGGTGAGGTGCGCCCACAGGACTGTGCCGCGCAGGGTCGGCGCCTCAGGCTCCGCATCGGTGGCCCGCAAGGCGTCTTCGACGGCGGCGAGGATCTCGAAGGCCCGGGTGCGACGCAGGGCCATGTCGGTATCACCGGCCCGGGTCTCGATGTAGCAGGCGAGCGTCAGGTCTTCGTCCCGGCGGCGGGCACCTGCGTAGGCGAAGTCCTGCTCGATCTCCGCCGATTGCTCGGAGCCCGGCGACCAGCCGACGTAGATGCGGTGCTTCGCGGTGAGGTTCACCGCGGGCGGGCCGTCGACGATGCGGACTCCGGTCAGGGCCGGAGCGTCGCGCAGGATCGCGAGGAGCGCGTCGATCGCGGCCGGGGCCGCCGACGTCGCCACTACGCCACCCCGGGTGGAAGCTTGAACGGCTCCAGGAGCTCGAGCACCCTGTTCGGCACGGCGTACCCGAAGCCCGGGATGGGCTCGGTCACCGCATAGTCGTCCGCCCCGCCGCCGCCCCGTGCCGCCCCGTACTGGGTGCGCCACAGGTGCGCGACCAGGAGCCGGGCCGCCAGGTTGATGGTCGGCGGCACGGCGCCCCGCCCGGCACTGTAGGCGACCGTCCAGAGCGTTCCCGCGAAGGTCCCGGTGCGGTGGTAGACGATGCCCTTGGGAGCGTCGAGGAACAGGGTGGCCAGGTCCAGCGGGCCGCCCGTGGGCAGTGCAGGGGTGATCGACACCAGGGCCACCGCGGGAATCTGGGACAGGCACATGGTGGTGCCGCGGCCCTCGATGACCTCCGAGACCTGCCGGGTCTCGACCGGGCCCACGTACCGCTCGATGACCGGGGTCACCGCGTCGATGTACGCCTGCAACTCGGTGTCGTCAGCGGTGGTCTCGATGTCGAGCTGGGCCTTCGCCTCGGCCAGGGTCAGCAGCGCCACAGCAGCCTCCTACTTCGCGGGCTTGGGCGCGGGCTTGCTCGCGGCCGCCGACTTGGCCGGGGTGGCGGTCTCCGCCTCGACCGGAGCCGCGGCGTTCTCTTCGACCGGCTCCGTGAGCGGCTCCGGCTGCTCGTCCTCGTCGAGCTCGGCGGCGACACCGATTGCGACCAGGTTGCGGGCCTCGTCGTCAGGGAGGTCGATGGTCTCGCCCTTGGACGGCCAGGCTTTCCCATCCCGGGTCCCGGAGACGCTGATCCTCATACGTACCTGCATGGAGTGAATCCCTTCGCTGCGGAGGGGCGGCGCCTGGCCGCCCCTCCGGTGGTGGTCAGGCCGCGTTACCGGCGAAGTACTTGATCGCGCCGGTCGTGTCGACCAGGTCGCCGTCGCCGCGCAGGATCGCCCGGTAGGTGATCAGGTCGGTGTTGAACGCGTAGTCGTCCGAGCGCTCGAAGCGCAGCGCCTCGACCTCCCGCACGAAGTACGTGCTGAAGTCGCCGAACAGGATCGACTTCGCCGCCAGAGCCGTGGCGGGCACGTTCGGGTCCGTGTAGAGCGGCTTGCCGAGGATCGAGTCCGGGCTGCCCGATGTGAGTCCGGGCTGCCACAGGTAGTTGCCCTGACCGGCGCCGCCGGAGTTGTCCTTCAGCTTGCGGATCGAGGCGACCGAGGAGTCCCGCATCAGCCACCCGCACGAGCTGCCGTTCCGGTACGGGGCGATGACCGAGTAGAACAGGTCGATCAGGTCGTCGCCCGACGCTGCGCCAGCGACTGACGCGGCTCCGGTCTTTCCGAGCGTCGCGGCCGTGAGCACCCCGTTCGGCTGGGCCGATCCGGTGCCGGTGACCAGGTGCGCACCGAAGCCATTGCCGAGCGCGCGCCCGGCCTGCATCGCCAGGTAACCGAGCAGGTCGACCGCGGTGTCGTTGGCGAGCTCGTGCGACACCTGAAGAAGGAAGCCGTACTTGTACGCGTCGAGGGAGACCTGCCCGAACGTCGGGTCGTTCGCGGGCAGGGTGCCAGCCTCAGCCACGATGGACGCATTGGCGGAGTGCGCGGTCGTCTTGGGGATCTGCATCTGCTCGCCGGTCGCGGTCCGCAGGACGGTGGGGCCGGTCGAGAGCACCCCGGAGTTCTCCGTCATGTGCTGCACCAGCTGGTTGTAGAAGCTGATCGGCACAGTGTTCGCGCCCGCGCCGGCGGTCAGCTTCGACAGCGTTCGGGTGTCGAGCGGCATGGGCGAGGTGGGACGGATGTCCAGGGCCCTGGAGCCGGACTGGCCGGTGAGCCAGTTGCGGACTTGCTCGACCTCCTGCGCCTGCGTCCCGCGTCCCTGCTCGGGGTCCTTCGGCTTGTCGAGGAGCGTGCGGAACGCCTCGTCGGTGTCCTTGGCCCGCTGCTCGCCCTCGGCCATCTCCTTGGCGCGGGCGTCGATGCTGTCGAGGTCGGCGTTCAGACGCTGGTAGGTCTGCTCCTCCTCGGCGGTCAGGTCGCGCTTCTCGCTCTCGGCGGTGTCGAGGAGCTGCTTGGTCTGCTCCCAGATGTTCGCGCGGCGTTCCTTCAGCCGCGTGATGTACTCGCTCATTCGCCCTCCTGGGCATGACGACGACACCCGTGACCGGCGGCCGGGGTGTCTTGGGGTGGGGTGGTGAGGTGGGTGTCGCCCTGCCTCAGAGAGTGCGGCGCCGGTAGAGCTCGGCGCGCCGCTGCCGTAGCGCCAACGGCGGGTGGGTGTCGCCCTGCCCGCCTGCGGGCTTGAGATCGATGGTGGAGCGCTGGGGTGCCAGGAACGCCTTCAGGTCGCCAGACTCTGCGGCCGCGCGAACCTCCTCCAGCTCGGCTCCAGCGCGCTCGGCGAGCGAGCGCAGGCCCGTGCTGGTGTCGAGGTAGGCGGGGTCATTGACCGGGGCCACGTCGACCAGTTGGCCAGAGAGCAGGGTCCGTACGGGAAAGCCGTCCTCGGTCATCGACCAGTCGTCATTCAACGTGCGGAACGCGAAGGACGATTCAGCGACGTCGCCGCGCTCCACCAATTCGTACACATCACCGCGCGCGGCGGGCACATCCACGGAGTAGTCGAGGCCGGTGACGTCCGTCTGGAGCCGCAGCGTTCCCGAACGGGACGTCCCCAGCAGCATGTTGTTGTCGTGGTTGTAGCGGGCCATCGCCCGCGGCCAGCCGTCGCCCTCGCTCTTGGCGAAGAATCCAGGGTCGATCCGCTCGACGAATCCGCCGAGGTTGCGGGACAGGGTGTTGAACTTCGCGGCGTACCCGCCGATTGTCCGCACCGTCTCGCTGGTGGCCCGGACCTCGACGAGGCCGCGGGTGAACCGGCGCTCTGCCTCGTTCACGTCTTCTCACTCTCGTCGGGGGTTGCCTTGACCAGCGGCGCGTAGTCCTGTCCCAGGCCGCCCGGGAGCGGCTCCAAGTCCTCCAGGGTGCGCAGTTCGTCGATGCTGTTCAGACCGATCACACGGGCGATCCGGTAGGTCTGGAACCGGGTCAGGGTGTCGGTACGCAGCATCGCGTCGGCGTTGAATCGGACCTCCTCTGTCGGCGGCCGCAGCTGGGAGAGGGCTTCCTCGAGGCGGGCCAGCCACGGGCGCAGCGTCCACGTGAGGAGGTCGATGCTGTTCTGCTCGACCGTCGCGTAGGTGAGGTTGTTGCCGGTGGTGCCGCCGACCTTCTCGGGCGGCACTCCGTAGATGGCGGCGATCTGGTTCGCGGAGGCCTTGATGGTTTCCAGGAACTGGCTCTCATTGGCCGGGACCGAGATCGGCCGGTACTTCACACCGAGCCCCAGTGCCACCACGTCCCGGCCGGCGGCGGCTTCCTTGAAGCGGGCCTTGAGGATTCCGGCCGCGTCTTTGTCGACGACCTTGTCCGTTTCGAGGACCGCCGAGGGGGTGCTGCCGTTCGCGAACCAGTCCCGCCCGAACTGCTCGGCCAGCAGCCCCGTGTCCGTCGTCGTCGCGAAGTGCGCGACCGGCGACAGCCCCAGGATCTGACCGGGCAGCGTGTACGCGGGGATGTGGAACATGGTGCCGGGGTCCATGCGCCGGCCCTGGTAGTACCAGACAGGGACCGCGGCGAGGTTGTCCTCCAGGCCCACGTCGTCGGGGTGCAGCCACTCGACTTGGTCGGGCCAGCCGTTGGCGTCCCAGGAGACGACCAGGCCGTAGGCGTTGCCGCGCAGGGTCAGCGAGGTCATGCACCGGTGCAGCCAGTCGTAGCGGGTGCCGATCGCCGCAGGCTTCGTGAAGATGCGCGGAGAGAGGATCGGTCGCCGGCCAGACCCGGTGTCCTGGTAGGACTTCAGCGGCATGGACGCCACCGAGTCCGACAGCAGCCGGGTTGCCGCGTACACGGGCGCCAGGCGCAGCGCCCGCTCTTGGCCGCCACCGGTCAGCAGGACTGCATCCCCGCCCGAACCCCACACGTCCTGATACGAGATCGCCCGCACTGCGGCGGGGCGGCGGAAGGGCCACCACCAGCTCATCGCCTCACCCCTCACCACACGCTGTCGAGAATGTCGCCGGTCTCTTCGACCTCCGCGCTCAGCCCCCAGCGGGCGAGCGTGACGGCGACCAGCGGGCTGATGTCGACACCGACGCTGCGCCGGGCCCACGCCCACGCGTCACCGAGCGGGCGCTTCTGCGCGCCCGCCAGGGCGGTGGCCAGGGGCGGCTGGTCGATGTGGGAGAGCGACTGGTCGGCGACCGCGTCGTAGAACTGGCCGGTGGCCGCGGCGACTTCGCGCATCTTCGGGCTGATGATCTCCACGCCGAGCTGTTCGGCGAGGTCCTCGATGAGTGACCCGGCCGGGCCGCCGGCGTCGACGACCCAGCAGCGCGGCCGGTGCCGCAGGTGCAGCTCCTTCGCGCGCTCCAACACCCAGCCCATGCCGGGCCGGTGGTCGATGACCTCGACGTGCGTACCGCCCCGCCAACGGCCGGCAGCGCAGATCGCCGCGTGTGACCGCTCGGGGGTGGCGTCGATGGCGAACGCGACCTGCCCCTCGGCCTTCGACTCGGCGGCCGCCAGTGCCCGCCACGCGTCTTCGCCGATGACCTGCCAGGCATCCGTGCCGTCCGCCGGGTACGAACCGACACCGAGCCGCTCGCGGGCATAGCCCTCAGCCCCGACCGTCATGCGCTCCTTCATCGTGTGCTCCAGCGTCAGCCGGTAGCCGATCGCCGGGTTCGCCTTCAGGACCGACTCCGGGGCGTCCACGTCGTCGTGCTCCGTGCAGCCGGGAGGGCACTCGTCCGCGTGCGCATCAATCGACCACTCGAAGTACGCCAGGTCAGGGTCCGGTACGCTCGCCTCCAGCGCGGCCAGCGCGCGGCGCCGCAAGCGGCCCAACTGGACGGAAGGGGAGCCGATACCCGAGCTGCCGAAGTACCAGAGCTGCGGGTTGGGTACCGCGGCCATGGTGAACATCAGCGCTTCCATGGCCTCGTCACCGAGGATCATCGCCTCGTCCATGATGTTGCAGTCGCCCGTCATGCCACGGCCCGAGCCCTTGGACCGGGCGATGAAACGCAGCCGGGCGCCGCTCATCATCTCGATGCACTCTTCGCCGCCCTTGCGACGCACCCGCTTGACCTGCGGTCTCAGCTCGTCACTGCTCATCAGTAGCTCTTCGATGCGACGCATCGCCTCCATGGCCGTCTTCAGCTCATGGGCGGAATGCAGGATCAGCCGCTCGCCGAGGAGGAAAAGGCCCGCCAACTCGCGCGCCTCGATGATCCCGCCCTTGCCGTTCTGCCGCGGGATATTGCAAGCCACCTCGAACGCCGCCCACTTGCCAGACCTGCGCTCACCCAGCCCCTGGTCCAGGACGTGCTGCTGCCACGGATCGAGCTGTAGTCCGGCCAGAGCCGCCAGTTCGGCCGCCTCCAGACCGGAGGAGGACAAGGACCCGGGCGGCACCGTCTCGATGCGCGGGCGCTGGTAGCCGTACAGGGGCCCGTCAGCCGTCCCCTGCGGCCCGAGCCTGCTGCTTGAGGCGTTCCTCTCGACGACCAGTGAGCTCATCGAGCGCACCCCCCTTGCTGGTCGAGGTGGACTGGGTCCGCAACCGGGCCAGGATGGTGGCCAGTTCACGGGCAACGGAGGCCTGCGACGTCAGAGAGTCACCGCTCTCGACCGCATCGAGCGCGGCGGCGAGACGGATCGCGACGGCTGCCAATCCGGGGGAAGTCCTGGTAGCGTCAAGGATTTCAAGCTCAGCCCGAACCTCATCAGCGATCACGACGCCCTCCCATCACTCAACGTGATGTGACACTGAGTAGTCGCCGCTAAGAGGGTCGAAGTGCACTTCGCAGCTTGATCGTCTTCCAAATCGGAGGGGGGAAAGAAGGGCGAGAAGTGTTTTTGGGTCGCCCATTCCCAGCCTCAAAGAACCGCCCGCAGGCCCGATCTCGATCATGGTTGGCGGTGTCGCTCGCAGCTCGACCGATGCCGCGCTCCGTGGCCGCCGTGCACCGGTCGCCCTGGGTCACCATTGCCTCGACGCCTGGGGCATTGCACTGCGTGACGGCCCTCGTTGGGTGTTGTACCAGCGAGTCGCAACAGCCCTCATGCCCGGCTGACGCATGTTCTCGATGCGCTGCATGACGATGGCGCGGCCCGGGTCGACGGTGATGATGCGGGCATCGAGTCGCTTG